CCGCTAAAGGATACCCAGTCGATTTCGGTGCGTAAGCAATTCCGATCGAATGGTCGTGCGCAAAGCGCGTAGCCGTCTGACCCCCCGTAATGGGTCACCCTCTGATAAATCCGCCAGCGGTTCAGAGGTTAAACGGTGTGGTGCGTGTGCTAAGGCAGCGCTCGACACCAAGCAGGTGATCCACAATGGCCTCCAGTTGCTTCGGGTTCGGTACGGTATTCCGTACTGCGAACTTCCGGACTGTGAGGTCAAGGACTTGTCCCGCTTGCTCTCATTTCTTTTGCTGCAGGGGAAGGAGCGTCCCCCTGCAGTTTTCCCGAGGCGCCAGTCCTCGAGAAAGTCAATTGACGGTCTTTGTCGCCTGCAAAGACTAAGCCGGATGCATAGATGGGAACTCGCCCATTCTATGGCCTCAATTAAACGCAATCTGCCTGCAGGTTGCCTCCGGCATACTCCGTCCAAGCATGAGGAGTGGACCTCCTATGCTTGCTCTCAACCCCCACCCCCACCCGACGATTACCTCGCGTTTCTCAAAGCCGAGGTAACTCGTCTCTTTCCGTCGGGCTGGGACAAAAGGTATGATTCCTTCGTCGGGAATCATTTGCCTAATGCCTCAGCTAGAAAACCCAAGCAGTCGCGTGCGGACGCACTCTGGGCTGGGCGACGGTCAGAGTTTCTTACTGCGTCGACTTCGGAGTCGGATTTGGTCCCGACTGTCATCGAAGCGCGGTACAAAGAAGTTATGTCGGCTGGCAAAGTCAGACCACTCCTCATTTTTGATGAGGCGATCGATTTGCTTGCTCCCTTGCATAAATTGCTGTACTCCCACCTTAGGAAGTACGACTGGCTTCTTTGCGGACCTCCGTCCGAGAAACGGATGGCATCTGTCTGTGTCAGAGAGTACCAGACCTCGGTCGATCTGGTAGCTGCAACTGACGGTCTCCACCATCGCATGGCGGAGACGATCCTCGATGCGCTTTTCTTTACTTCCGTAAAGATACCCCGCAGCATCCGCTCTCTCGCGGCTGCTTCCCTTTCTCCTGTGTTTCGTGACAGGTCGGGGGTTCATCGTAGGGTCCGGCACGGACAGATGCAGGGTGCCTACCTCTCCTTTCCGCTCCTATGTCTTCAGTCTTACTGCGCCGCTCGATGGGCGGCGCGGTTTGACCCTAGCTCACGTTTCCTCGTGAATGGGGATGACTGTGTCATCTCGGCCTCCCGAGGAGTCACTGCAGGGGATTACCCACCAGGGTTCCGGCTAAACAGTGACAAGACCATCGTGGCTAGGAACGTGGTTGAGGTTAACTCAACCGCGTACATTAGGACGCGCGGAAGATGGCGTGAAGTTCGTCATCTCCGGAGAGGTGGTGCTTCTTCTACCGAGTACTCGGGGATGCTTCACATGGCTGAGGCCGTGTTGAAGGCTGGTCCCTGTTGGGTCGACGCGTACCAGCGCGCTAGGCTCGGTAGAAGATGGGGTTTTCTCCCCTCCCAGGTAGGTCATTTCACCTACGCCGCTTGGAAGAGAGAGCGGCAGATGTTAAGGCGTCGTAACTTTACGCCTTTGCCCACTCCTGATTCAGATCAGGATTTAACATCTCTGGTTGTGATCCGTGGGCGGGATCCAACGACCGTGGAAGCAGAGGCTCTAAGGAGTTTCTTCTGGGAGCACGGTAGGAGGGGAGGTTTGAAGAGAGACGTGTTTTCCCCCTCCCCGGGGAAGGTGCGTCGGACTTACTCGTACAGGGTTAAACCCCCGTACTCGTATCTTACTTTCCGGTCTTGTAGTAAGATACGGCGACTTACGGCCGATCGCGAGAAAAAGGCCTCCGGTTTCTTTCTCCTTCCAGAGGAGTTTCAAACCGAAGAAGAAATGAGGGCCCTCATTGCCTCGGAAGAGCGAAAGCAGTGTTTTCAACTCTGTGGAAGCTTGGTAGGGGAGCACGTTGACGGATGTCCTCGTGCGCTGGCCTATGAGGGGGACAAGTTGTGGTGAGTCCATCACCTGTGGCCGATCGTGGGTAACGGCCTAATTCGGAGCGTTGGATCAAGGTTGAACCTGGCAGATCTTCACTAGTCGTTAAGGGCTTAACAATCCCACAGCTATGGTAACATAGTCCATAAACTACGGGTATGTGGTTAAATTGTCTCGACTAGGAGGCTCTCTGCTCTGTGGTTCAGGTGAGGGAGTACGTGTTCGCACCTCTGTCCGCCTTGATCCTTGTTAGTTTCTGGGTCGCGAGCCCAAGAATTATGCTGAACCCGTCGCGGGGCCTAGTACCAGACTAGGCAGGGCGATCGGCAGTGGAGGAGGTTATACGCGCCGGGCGTAGGCCTCTAGTGGCATCTCCGCAGAAATGCGTCGTGAGTGTAAGCCCACATTTAGCCCACTGAGC